TCAAACATCTTCTGCGGGCATTCCTCGTCACACCAGATCAGATGGGCTTTAAAGCCTTCGGCGACCTGTGCGTCAGCCTGATAGGATCGGTAGTTGCTGAACTTGATGCTTCCCCCACGGCGAAATCCATTAACGGGGGGAAGGATGCAGATGTTGTCGGTAAACCCGTTCTTCTGCGAGTACTGGACGCTGTGGTTCAAGCCTTTCTTTGTAGGCAGGGTACGGATGCCGTTGGGCAAGGCGTCCCAGATCATGCGCTGCTGGTCCTCAATAGATCTGTCCTCGTTGACGTGGTAGGCGCGGACTTCGGCGCCGGGGATGGTGCCAGCCGCCCATACGCACAGACGGGAGGCGATCATGCTTTTGCTTGAACGGTTGCCACCCAAGATGACGTGGTTGGTGTATTTGTCCCAGTTCTTCATCATGGTCTGCCATGACGGGAGGATCCAGCCAGCACCCACAGGATTCATCAAGGCATCATGGTTCCGTTGCTCACGGAAAGTCAGGTAGTCAGCCAGCTTTTCCTTGGGCCAACTCATCAAGACTTCATCTGATGGATTGGGAACCCAAGGGATGCCAAAATCGGGCTTAAAGTCGTCGCAGAAATGTACGTCGCCAAGTGGCATGATATGTTATTTATTATTCTGACTCTTCTTGCCGGTGGCCAATGCGGAATAGACTGATCCTTGCAGCTTCAGATCCTGCCAAGGAATTACACCTTGTCCGTCGATGTTCAGACCATTGACCTCAGGATAAATGGACAAGCGGGCGTACTCCCTCGCGCCAGCAATGTCAGGTTCTACCATCCATTCATGGGATTCAAGTTTCGTAATCATGGCGCACCATGAGCAAAATAAATTGCAATAGCTACTGGTTCTTTAGTACAATATTTAACTATTAGGGAAACTAATACCCATGTAGGCAGTTAATTTTTGACTCCAAAAAAGCTAAAAGCACAACACGTTTAACCTATGGCCACAAAACGCATCCTAATCGGAACACCTCTCAAGGGCGAGATTCCTAAATCTTACTTTCGGACCAGCCTGGTTCTGGCATCCGCTGAAATCCCTAATGTAAAACTAGACTGGATCCTACTGGACGGTCCAGCGGTGCAGATCGCACGTAACGAAATTGCAGCATACGCAATCGAGAACAAGTTCGATGAACTGATCTTCTGGGACAAGGACGTACTTGCCCAGCGTAACGGCGCAGATGTAACGGATAGCGCCTTGATGCGCCTTATCGGCCATGACTGTGACATCGTTACCTCGGTGTACGCTTCCCGGTCGTTGGACACCCATTGGCACGTCAGTTCCTTGCCGGGGGAGGAACCCAACGAACAGGGGTTGCAGAAGGTTGAGCGGGCCAGCATCGGATTCTCGAAGATCAAGGTCTCCGTGTTCAAGAAGATCGCCAAGGACAACCCAGACCGAGTTGCCATGCTGATTGACCCCAACCGCGCCCCACGCTCCATCCCTGAGTTGTTTCCAATGGAACTGACTGGGCGTAACACTCCAGCTTACCGGCTCAAAGAGATCAAAAACGCTCTGGCTGAGTGCAAGAGTGATGACAAGTTGCGTGCCCGCATTGAGCGGGAGCTTAACGTGCGGTACGACGAACCCAACGCTTTCCTGTCGGAGGACTATGGATTCTGCAAGCTGGCTCGGGAGTCTGGCTACGACATCTGGATGGATAGCCTGATGGTCCTGGGCCATGAAACCAAGGTCACTGTTCCTATCGAAACCCCCAAGCTCATGGAGATGCTGTCCGAGCCGTGGCGCAAAGACGAACTGGCCGTAATCAAAAGCCAGCTGATCAAGCAGAACCAAGCTGCCAAGGAAAAGAATAACACCAGCCGCAACTAACCATGAACGCATCCATTAAAACCATCACCCCTGAACAGCATTGGCACAATGGACGGCAGGCAGAGGCTTTCTTTGGCCTGCTGGATAAGCATGACAAACTGATGCAGGAGTATCTGAAGCTGGAGGAGGAGATGAAGAAACTCCGTAAAGCCAACAAGGCAGCAACGGCAAAGGCTGCTGCTGTTGCTGTTAGTCCTTAACGGCCCCTGTCTTCCTCACAACCTTGGCATCGATGTCATTGGGATCGGCCAGATCTATCGGTGCTGACTGAATGGTTGGTACGCTCGCCTTCCCACTGAGGCGGGCTACAATCTCCTCCTTGCTGAGAGATCCGTAGTTGTTGACCTGGATATTGACGTTTGCCCCCTGCGTGGCGTTCAGACCGGCAATCCGTTGCCGTTTGTCAATGGCCACAGCCAGGTTGAACCCCAGTGTCTGCAACGGAGTTTCATCCACCGTGTCCAGCATTCGGTCGACAATCTTATCCGCTAGGGTGTCGAGCTTGCCGATCAGTCGTTGATTAAATTCTTCCACGGTAATTCCTACGATACGTTGTAACAGTCGTTTGTCTTCATTGGTCACATTTGCCAGGGCTGGATGCTTCTTCAAGCCCAATCCCCGTCCCTCCAAGGTAGCTACGGCAAGCGAATTAACCAGCTTTTGAGGGCTGTAGGTCGTCTTGCCATGCTTACCATCTACTTTGACTCCTTTGGGCATAAAATGAATGGGTTGCCCGGTTAAGCCCCCATGCCATTGGCCCACTTAGCAGTGTCTGCCCTGATCCTTGCGATGTACTCGTCAGCTGACTCAGGCTTCTTGGGATAGACTGGTTCCTGCTTCAAGAACTGTGGCAGTACTGCACTGCGGTCAGGTGCCGGCGCTACCTCCGCCACAACCTCCTCAATCGGTTCAATGACATCCTTGATCACGTCAACAGGCGCTTCCACAGGCATCTCAGCCTCCTTACCCTCATTCACGTCCATCCGCTTGATCACCATGTACTCGGAATCCATGTCGTCTGCACTGACCCAGATCCGCTTCACCCACACCCTCTCCCCCCGCACCAGCCCACTCCTCCACTGCCAGTTCCCCACCTTCGTCCACAACTCCCCTTTCTTCCCCCCAGCCACCCTCAGTTCGTTATACTGCTTATTCCGACACAGCTTCCCCACCAACCCCTCTCCTTCCTCCATCCATTGGGATCCTGTGTTACTATGTTGCACATGAATATTGGTATCTATTACGGCTTGACGAAGAGGGTCATTTCCCTCCAACTCCCCAGCAGGGGAGTGACCGTGGAGTGGCGGCACATTACTAGCACTGGGTCCTGCTGAACCTGCCAACACCTCCTCTCCTTCCTGCACTTCCTTTACTGTAGCTACCAGCTGCGATACTTCCATAAACGCATCCACGTCAATCGTAAGCGATTCACCTGACTGCAAAATTAGACCTTCTGGGGTGGAATTATAGTTATTATTATCGCCGTCGCCAGCCGCGACCCCCGCCCCCCCATCCGCTAGGCGTCGTGAGTGCGCGGATACGACGTCGGGCGGCAAGCAGTGTAACAGGTTGACGGATGCGGCGAACGTAACGGCTTCATCAATACGGTTAGCGGTGAGCAAGCGGCGAATCCAAGTCCGCCGTCCGGCGAGTTGCGCCCGGGTCGGGCGACCTGGTTTTCGTACGGCACCGCGCTTGCGGGCGGGGGGGAGGGGGGAGGGATGGGAGGGGATATCAGACATGGCGGAGGAATTGCGCATTAGGTGAGCTAAAGCAAGGTATTAGGTTGGCTACTGAGAACCTGGGAGGAGGGGAGGAGGGTGTAATAATATTGCAAGGGAGGGGAGAGCATGCAGGGTGATGAGCAGCCGAGGCACTACGCCGAAGCCCAACCCAGTAAAAACAGCCCATACCATGAAAAACGAAATCAGCATCGCAGACATTAATTCGGGCGGTATTGCCCACGAATCACGCAAGGCTGGTATCACCAGCGCGACCTTGCTCGGCGACAACGGAAAATCCGGAGACGCCCGCGTTACGGTCTACCAAATCGGCGACGTGCGGGTGGCGAACACTAACGGTGACCCAGTCTGGGAGGAGTCCGACCACGCGGCGTTCGTCGAATTTCTCGAATCCGAAGGTATCAGCTGGGAGGACAGAAACAAATGAACCGCGCAGACCTAACTGAAATCCTAGGCTCCCTTGCCTTCCTCTCACTTCTGATGGCCCTAGTTTTTCTCATTTTCGTTTTCTGAAAAAAGCAGGATCGGCAAATTTCAAACCACCGGAATCTTCGCCCCGCTCCCTCTTCGTGAGGGGCGGGGTTTTGGGGCGCCAAGGCATTCCGCCAAGGCACCCAACCCGTTCAACCAACCCGTACACATGACAAAGCCCAAAGGTTACATCATTCACGAGGGGAAAACCGACAGCGGTTTTGCCTTCGTCGCAATCGCCACGCTCCGCACTAACAATCGCAAGACCGGAGACATGGTACAAATTTGGTTCCTTCTCCGCGACATTAACCCCGTTGACGTCGTCAAATGCGGTCTTGACGCAAACACTATTTGCGCGGGGTGTCCGTTCGCCAGCGGGCGCGGGTGCTATGTCA